AGCGCTTGGGCGTCGAAGTCGCCCGCTCGGCGGTGGATGCGCAATTGCACGTCGCCGGTGTGTCCCGGGTTGAGCTGATCGGCTGGGTGGACTTGGCGCCGAGCAAGGCTCAGGCGGCATGGTGTACCGGCTATGAGGTGAAGCTGGCGGGGGCGACATGAAAAGCCTGCTGCCGAGCAATAGCACGCAACTGGAGCGCGCTCTGGAGGCGGCTTTCTACGAGCGAACCATTGTCCCGCTGCGCACCCTGTACAACCCCGACACCTGTCCGGTCCATCTGCTGCCGCATTTGGCGTGGGCGTGGTCGGTCGATCGCTGGGACTATCGATGGTCGGAGGCGACCAAGCGCGCGGCGATCAAGGCGTCGTATTACATCCATGCCCGCAAGGGCACCATCGGTGCGTTGCGCCGGGTGGTCGAGCCCCTGGGCTATCTGGTCGAAATCATCGAGTGGTTCAACACCGTCCCCGAAGGGCCGCCGGGCACCTTTGCGCTGAAGGTCGGTGTGCTGGACACCGGGATCACCGAGGACATGTATCAGGAGCTGGATCGCCTGATTGACGACGCCAAGCCCGTGACCCGGCATTTGACCGGTCTCGATATCACGCTGGAAACCCGTTTGAACGCCTATGTCGGCTTCGCTGTGTATGACGGCGACGAGATCGATGTTTACCCCTGGAACAATCCCGATTTGGATGTGGTGATTCAGGGCTGCCATGGCGTTAGCGAATACAACCTCGACGAATTGGATGTGTACCCCCATGGTTGATAAAAACTCTATTTTCGGCGGCATGCTCACGACTCAGGGGGCCGCCAAAAAAACCAACTGCGACGCGCTGGGTATCCCGTGGGAGCCGCGTTACATGTTGATCGGTGATGCGAACGGCGCCGATCCGGTGCCAAATCCATCGCAAACCAAGCTGGTCAATCAGGTCTATCGCGCGCAGCTCAATCAGCTGCGCGTCTCTCCCACCGACGACAATGTGTTGATCGCTGAGCTGGTGTTGCCGCCGGACGTCGGCGGCTGGTGGATTCGTGAGCTGGCGCTGGAGGACAAAGACGGTGTGTTTTCGGCGGTGGCCAACGCCGCGCCGAGTTATAAGCCCTTGCTGGCGCAAGGGTCAGGGCGTAACCAAGTGGTGCGCATGCACATCATCACCAGCGGCACCACGAACATTCAGTTAAAAATCGATCCGTCGGTGGTGTTGGCGACACGTGAGTACGTGGATCAAAAGGTGTTGGAGGAGCTGGGCAAGCTGGACTTTAAGCACTCTGTACGGGTGGCGACCACCGCCCCGGTGGTGCTGAGCGGCCTTCAGACCATTGACGGGGTCGCCCTGGTTGCCGGTGATCGCGTGCTGGTGAAAAACCAGGCCGTAGCCAAAGACAATGGCCTTTACGTGGCGGCTGCGGCGGTTTGGGCGCGTAGCGCGGATGCCGATAGCAGTCTGGAAGTGACGCCCGGGCTGTTTGTGCATGTCGAGCGCGGCACCATCAACGGCGACAGCATTTGGCAACTGGTGACGGATGCGCCGATTGTCCTGGGCGTGACGGATCTGCTGTTTGAAATGGCGGCCGGGCGCACCGGTGTCAATGCCGGCACATACCGCAGTGTGACCGTGGACAAATACGGTCGGGTGGTGGGTGGGACCAACCCGACCACGCTGGCCGGTTATGCGATCACGGACGCCTTCACCAAAACTGAAACAATCGAGTTGATTAACGGCACGAGCCAAGTCCCTTTGGTGGAGGTCAACACCTCAAGGCCCTTGGTGGCGAACGAGTTGGGGCTTGTCCTGATTGATGCCAGCGCGGGGGCGTTGACGGTTGAGCTGCCCGATGCCAACTCGGCGCTGGGTGTTCGTAGTGTGGTGGTGCGACGGGTCGATAACACCAGCAACCGGCTGACAATCAGGGCGGCCGGCAGCAACAAAATCAAGTTTCATACCCATCTGAATGCGGCCGGCTATCCATTCTTATACCTGATGGGGGCCGGGGATTATTGGCACTTTCGCAGTGATAGCAAGGGCAGCTGGATACCGATTGCGCGCCTAGACGGTACGGCACTCGGGCGGCCCGTGCTTGAAACGACGACCGTATTGAATCCAGGGGGGCACGTCCCGTTGGGCAATGCCCCCTTTGTTCGTGCCGATTGGCCATGGTTGTGGGACCACGCTCAGCAGTCGGGAATGCTGACTACGGAAGCCGCTCGCGCGGGTATGGAGGGCGGCTGGACCTCGGGCGATGGCGCGACCACGTTCCGTAGTCCAGATCCGCGCGGTAAATTCGTCCGGCACCTTGACGAGGCTGCCGGGATCGATCCAGGCCGTATTGCGGGCAGCTATCGGCTCGATGATTTCAAGAGTCACGCCCACTATGCACCTTCCGTAGGCTACGGCACGCAGGCGATGGGCGGCGGGAGCATCACCTATGCCACCCCGACTGGTGGCAGCACTGGCGCCGCTGGCGGCGCTGAGACGGCCCCGAAACACATCGCCTGGCCTGGCCGAATTAAAGTGATCTGAGGTTCTAATGAATATCTATTTATTTGACCCGCTCGGCATTCTGTCCGGGCCGTTTGAGTTGTCAGCGTTTCCAGAGGTCCCGGGATTTGGCCAATATCTGCCGGGCAATACCATCGAGCTGGAAAATCCTTTGGCACAACCCGAGGCTGGCCACGTATGGGCGCTGGTCGATGGGAAGCCGCAACAATTGGCCGACTATCGCGGCATGGTTTACCACACGGATACCGGTGCCGAGGATGAGCATGTCGAGCTTGGCGATCTGCCCGAAGGACTGACCGCCAAACCCTGGCCGGGTCAGTTCTATGTGTGGGCTGGTGGCGATTGGGTTCTGGATGCGGTGGCGCAGATTGCAGCGGCGCAAGCGGGTGAGCGAGCGTGGCGCAATGCGCAAATTGCGAGCACCGATTATCTGGTCATGCCGGATTACCCGCTAAGCGCCGATCAACGCGCGGAGCTGTATGCCTATCGACAGGCTCTGCGCAACTGGCCGGAAGCCGGACAGTTCCCGGATCAAAAAGACCGGCCGGTGGCGCCGAGCTGGATCGCCGACCAACCCAAATAAACGCCCCGCACTGACGGGGCGTTTTCTTTTCCGTTACGCGTAACACGAACATCCCTGACAGCCTCGCTTATGCGGGGCTTTTTCGTTTCTGGAGATTGAGCCTTATGAGTTTCTTTCACGGCGTCACCACCTCGTTGATCGACACCGGCGCACGGACTATTTCGCTGCCGTCGTCGTCGATCATCGGCCTGTGCGACACCTTCACCCCGGGCCTGCTCGGCGGCGGTACGGCCAAGGCCGGCGAGTTGGTGTTGCTCACATCCGAGCGCGAAGCCATTGCCGCGTTCGGCCCTGACTCGGCGATCACCAAGGCCGCCCAGGCGATCTACGTGCGCGCCAAAGCGGTGATCGTCGCGATCGGCGTCCCTAAGCTGGAAGACGCCGCGCTGCAAACATCCGCCATCATTGGCGGGGTGCTGGCCGATGGTCACCGTACCGGCCTGCAAGCGCTGCTCGATGGCAAGAGCAAGCACAACGCCCAGCCGAAACTGCTGATCGCCCCGAAGCACTCGGCCATCCAAGCCGTGGCCACCGCCATGGATGGCTTGGCCGCCAAGTTGCGCGCAATGGCCATCCTCGACGGCCCGAACACCACCGATGAAGCGGCCTTGGCCTACGCCCTGGAGTTTGGCAGCAAGCGCCTGTACATGGTCGATCCTGGCGTCAAGTACTGGGACTCGGTATTGAGCGCAACCATCGACGCGCCGGGCTCGGCATGGGTGGCGGGCCTGTTTGCCTGGACCGACGCCACGTATGGCTACTGGGCATCGCCGTCGAACAAAGAGTTTGTCGGCATCACCGGCACCACGCGGCCGATCGAGTACCTGGACGGCGACGAAACCTGCCGGGCCAACCTGCTGAACAACGCAAACATCGCCACGATCATTCGTGACGGCGGGTATCGCCTGTGGGGTAACCGCACGCTGTCCAGCGATCCGAAATGGGCGTTCGTCACCCGGGTGCGGACCTGCGACATCCTCATGGATGCGATCCAGGCGGGGCACAAGTGGGCGGTCGACCGCTCGATCACCAAGACCTACGTGCAGGACGTGACCGAGGGCCTGCAGGCGTTCATGCGCGACCAGAAGAACGCCGGCGCGGTGATCAACTTCGAGGTCTACGCGGACAAGGAGCGGAACACGGCCAGCCAAATCGAGCAGGGCAAAGTGTTCTGGCGCATTCGCTTCACCGACGTGCCGCCGGCTGAA